ACCTGTGTCTATACCACCATCTTTAATTTGAGTAGCACCATATACTAATCCACCTACTAAACCAGCGGCTGCTAAACCACCAAGTAACATTAATGGATTGGATAAGGCTGTACCTATACCTTTAGCAACAGCAGTGGCTTGTTCTATTTTTCTTAACTTATCAGCTAATAAAATCATTTGAGCCATACCTTGTATTGTCTTAATAATACCTCCAGCTATCATTACTCCCATAATAGTACCTAATACAGCAGCATTATCTAAAAGTTTACCAAGCATTCTTACAAAGTCACCCATTGGTCCATCCACAATACTAACTAAAACTTCTTTTAGTTTAGTAAATGTTTCATTTAATCTATCTTGTGCTGCTTGTTGTTCAAGAGATTTCATAACAGATTGTTCAAGTGTTATACCATTCTCTTGAGCATATTTTAATTGTTCAGCAGCTGATTTTTCAGCTACATCACCTAACTTAGCAAATTTTTCTTGGTCAATTAAGGTTTGAGATAATTCATCTCTACTCATACCCATAGTTTTAGCTATGGATTCTTGTTGTAACCTATTCATTTTGTTGTACTCAACTAAACCACCTGTTTGTTTAGCTAACTCATTCATTAATCCAACTGAGTCATTAGTTAAGGCATAGTATCTAGCTTTTTCAAAGTTAAGTTCTTTACCTGTTAATAATTCAGCTTCAAGTTCACTCTGAATTGATTGTTCAAAGTTAAGAAGTGACTCTCCTATCTTACTTACTTGATCAAGAGTTAAGCCTAAAGATTTAGCTTGTACTACTGCTGCAGCTAATGCTTTTGGATTTTGATTAAAAGTAACTAATATACCTCCACTTAATTTAGAGATATCTTTCATTACATCTCTAGCACTGATCTGAACTCTATATTGTTTATTAGATGCTACAGTACCAGCTATAATAGCTTCTTCTGTTTGTTTAAGCGTCTGGTTGTTTAGTTTGCCTATGGCAAATAACTTAGTTGCTTCTTGAGCACTTAAACCTATTGTTTTAGTTAATTCAGTGAATTGAACTACTTCTTGTTCACTAAACTTAAGTGAAGTACCTAACTCAGCATTTATTTCTTGTAATCCTTTAAGTAAAGTACTTAATGCGAAATTACTATCAGTAAACTTACCTGATACTTTACCTAGACTTTCACCAAATGCCTCAGCTTGTTTAACTGAAATTCCTAATTGTTGAGCAGTTTCAGTTTGCTGTTTATTTAAAGCTTTGAATGTTTCAAATAATGAACGAAGAGTAAGACCAAAAGTGATGGCACCTAAAACACTATCTAAAACTTTCTTACGAAGTTCTTCTTGTTCTTTCTTTTGTTGTTGTATTAAGTTAACACCTTGCTTTAGCTTATTATTTCCTTCTTGATAGTTTTGAATTAATCTATCAGTGACTTCAATATTCTTTTGTATTTGTTCTACTCTATCTTGTTCAGCTTGAGTAGATTCCATAGCAGCCTCAAGTATCTGTTGAGCTGCTTTAGCTTGTTGTAAAGTACCTGATGCTAGAGCAGTTTGATAGTTAAGTTGAGCTCTTTGTTGTTCAGATTGTTTTAATGCTAAGTCATTTTGAGCTATTGCTAGGTCAGTTTGAATTTGTTTTCTAGCTGTACCTAAGTCAATTATCTTAGCTTCATTTTTCTGTATTTCTTTTTGTAAATCAATTTCTTTAACTAAACCTTTACCTAATGATTCAAGTAATCTTATTTGGCTTGTTAAAGTAGCATTTATGCCTCTGTTAATTTTAAGTAAAGTATTAACAGCATCAATATCACCACCTGTGGCGTTAGTTAAATTTTTAGTATTTCTAACTTGTGTAATAATTTCAGCACCAATATTTCTATTGATGGCTAAAACATCATTAAGTTCATCAGCTAATTTTTTAGCTTCAACTTGAGCAGCACGTAGCTCATCAGCTGATGGGTCCATAAATAGGCGTGGTGTAAAGTCTGTACGCATGTATATAAATATAAAGAGCGACTATTTTTTAGTCGCTCTAGCTTTAGTTGACATATCAGCTTGTGGTACATTAGGTTTTGCTGGTGAGTTTATGTTTTGTGCTTTTCCTTGTGCTTTTTCTTGAGCTTCATTCATTCTTTCTATATGTTCATTTATTTTTTGTATATGATATTTTCTATATTGTATAGGCATATTATATACTTCAGTATAGCTAAAACCACCTTGTCCATGATAAATTAAATCATGAACCTCACCCATGAATATCGGTTTATATTCCGGCGTCAGGCCAAAAAAAGTTAACTCCAATTGGTAGGTTAACGCCCTCCACTACGTCACCATTAGCTCTAGTTACGCTAATCTTCATGTTAATGTCTGGAGCGATTTGATTTATATGGCTTTGTAAAGATCTTACGTCTTTAGCTAACATATTATCAACAAATCCTCTAATAGTGGATTGCTCTCTATTACCATTAATTGCTGTTATAGTATGTTTTAAACGAGTAGTTACATCAAATGAACCTTGTGGGCTTAATTTTTTCATACCCACTATTTCCTTATCAATATTTTTCTCATCATGGTTATTTAATAACTTAAATGATACTACTATTTTAGACATTGGTAATGTAAAATCAAAGTCATTTTTACCTGGTGTGAAAATAGATTCATTAATTGGTTTAGGGTCAAGTGTTGTTAAGTCAAAATTGATTTTTTCATCACCAAGAGAAAACTCATATTCTTTACCATAACCTAAAATACGAGATGCTATTAATAAAGCGTTTTTGTCACCTACTAATAAGTCATCATAATTGATTGGTGTAATAACCATTGATTGTATTAACTTATCAATCACAATACCTTGTTTAATAAAGTTAGTGTTTGTAAGTATATCTTCTTCTTTAGCAGTCATGTACTTCATTTCTACAAAACCTTTAGCTAATGGGGAGTCTACAGGATATGGTAATCCTTTTGATGGTAGGTCGATTCGTTCAGTTGGGAACTTTAATTCACTCATAACGTTTTATTTGTTTTTATATATATAAATATACAGAGATAAAAAAGGCCATCCGAAATTCGGATGGCCTAAACTTTATATTTAATGGAAAATTAGTAGTTTAAGATACAATAATCCATGGCAATTGTAAGAGCTATTGTGATATATTGATCATTAGACCAATCATACTCACCAAAGTTAGCTTCCTTTACATAAGCACCTTTTATGATCCATTCACCTACTACATCACCAACAGGACCTAAAACGTCAAAGCGTAAATCTTTTTTATAGAAATCACTATATCCATCTCTACCTGTTACTGACTCATGGGCTAAACGGGCCCACTCCATTACTGCTTGTGCACCACTTGGAGCGATAGGATCATATAATTCTATGTTCATATCATTCCATCTAACTTTACCTTTAACTTTACGGTAAACGTTGATGTGGTCTAAAATTATTTCACCTGCGTTAAAGCTTGGAGACGATGCTTTTTTGATCATGTATGTTGGAATACCGTCGATATACATCGCAAAGCGGTTTTGAACTTTTGGTTCAAACGCGGTAAACATTATTTCATTTGGGTCTAATACTGCCATGTTGTGTTGTGTTTGATATAAATATACTACTAGAGAAAACCTTAGATCTTAACATCAGGTGTACTAGCACCTGATCCAGCACCTGTAGCCTTATCCATAGCACCTTTAAACGCTTGAGTAGCTAATTTATCTAATGTTTTTGGATCTGGAACTTCTTTACCAGCTGCTTTAAACTTAGCAACTAATTCTTTTTTAGCTTGTGCTACACCGGCTTTAACAATACCGAATGCTACACCTGCTAAACCAGCGAAGCCACCAATCGCTTGAAGAGCTTCCATTGCTTCAGGACTAAGCTCATTTAACTGCTCAGATTCTTCAAGTTTATCTTTTTTGTCTTTTTCTTCTTTAGCTTTTTTATCAGCTACTTTTTTCTTAATTGCTTCAGCTAATTCTTTAGGAATGCGTACTTTGATTTTCTTATTTTCCATTTTTATGTTTTATTTAAATATTAAGCGAATGTTGCACCAGTTGGTTGAACATTAAAGTCTAATCTGATAAATTCAGCAGTCTTAGTTGGTTGTAAAAATATTTGACCTACTAATTGGTTTCTGTCGATTACATCAGGTGTGTTGTTTGAATCATCCATTATTACTTGGAATGTATATAAACCTTGTTTTTGTTGAACACTTTCTAAGTATGGAGTAACTTGAGCTAAGAATCTATTTCTTGTTACAGTTGTATTTTGTTCAAATACTAATGATTTAGCTACGTTACCAATATATCTCTTAAGAGCGATTAATAATCTTCTTACATTAATTCTATCTAAAGCACTAGCTTTTGATTGTAATGTTTTCTGACCATATGCTGTAACTCCAATATTAGGGAAAGTAGCAATTGGATTAACTTTACCAGCATATAATGTATCACGATCTGATGGTGATAATTTTCTTTCTGCTTGAATAACACCACCAATACCACCTCTATTTAAACCTGCAGGAGCAAACCACTCAGCACTTACATCATCGTTAAATGCGTAAACACCAGGCATTACAGTTGAAGCAGGTACCCAAACTAACTTGTTAGTTTCTTGAGACACTACTTGAACCCATGGCCAATAAGCACCAGCATAGTTAGTATCAATAGCTTGAGCTTGAGTTACTGAAGCACCCAATGTAGAACCAAAAGGTACTAAATCAGTTATGTAGAAGTAATCACCTCTTGCTTCAGCGTTTTGAATAAAGCTAGCATCAGCTACGTGATACTGAGCTATAATACCAGGAGCTGATAATAATGAATAGTCATATTCATCTTTATTAGCTAGGATTGAAGAGGCTGTATAATAGTTATCTATTGTTGCATCTGAACGTAAACCTTGAGTTGTAAAAGTACCGTTAGAAGCTATATCTGTATTTAATGAATTTCCAATGTTTGGAATGTCGTTACCTGAAGCAGCACCAAAAGCACCACCTACTGAACCACTACCAACTACTGGTAATGAACCAGACCAGCTATTTCCAGTTCCATCAGTTCCAACACCACCTGCATTATTAAAATAATTAGGAGTTGAAGCTACTGATTTAACACGAACGTAACGGCTAGCATTTGGATAGCTACCAGAAATTTGAATATACCAACTACCATTTCCATCAGGTTGAGGTGATTTTTTATAGTCACCAATCACTGCTGCGATGTAGTTAGGTTGTAATGGATCTAAAGAAACATTAGGATAAGTTTCTAAAACAACTTTGCTGTTTTGATTATCATCACCTCTACGGATCAATACTGAGAATGTACCTGTTTTAGTGTTTGTATTTGTTACTTCCCAACGAACGTTATCAGCTGTACCATTTGATAATGAGTTATTACTTAGAATAGTACCTTCGTTATTGTTTATAGTACCTACATTTAATGTTTCTAAAACAAATGAAGGAGTGACTGCACTAGCAGTTGTAGCAATTAAACTTGAAGTAGCAGGAGTAAAAGTACTAGCAACAACTCTTGTCACTAATATTGTACTACCACCCTGTAAGAAATAATTATAAGCTGCAACTGAAGTTAAGAATTCATAAGCGGCACCGCCACTAATGAATGAACCACCAAATTTGTTTTTGAAATCACTATATGAAGTTACAACAGTTGGAACGTTAGGTAAACCCTTAACTGTTGGACCTACTAACGCTAAACCTACGGTAACTGGACCTTGTGTTATAAATGACTGGTCGTTTTCTACGGTTAGTACGCCTGGAGAGATTAATGTTTCTTGCGCCATGTTTTTATGTATGTTTTATCTAATGATAAATATGAAGGGAATGATATAAAACGATAAGTATTGGAAGAGCCCCATCATCGCTGACGGGGCAATTCCTATTTACTCCTAACACCTAACAATACATATTATAATCTATGATATCTCACCTGTTTCTACATTAATTGAGCCAGTGCCATACTTAGTATTTAAATCAGCAGCTAATGCTTGTTCTTGTAGAGTTAAGTTATCATATTGGTTTAATAAATTACGCTTTTGCAATTGGTTCTCACCTAAACTGTATGCTATATCAGCGTATTGTTTTCTTATATTTTTCACCTGTTCTAATTCTTCAGGTGTTAACTTATTACTCATCTACCTTAATTAATTTAAAGAACGTATTATAAACGCCATCTGTCTCTACACTTTCAAAATCTTCTAGTTTAAAAGCGTGGTATTCAAGTTCACGTTCTTCACTTAGTAAAGCGTTAAAATCATTTTGGAAGCTAATGAAGTCTGGGTTGTAAACTTTAACAGGTACTTCTTCTTTAGTACCATCTTCTTTAGTAATTTCTGTTTTTACAACTTCACCATTTTCATCCACTTGGTCAATTGCCATTGGAATACTAATAGCACCTTCTTCTTCTTTACCGTATTTCTTAATCAATTCTTCCTTAAGTTTCTCTACTGATTCTTTCTCAGCAGCAACTTTTTTGTTAAGATCAGTTAACCAATACTTGGTTACTAACTTAATCTTTTCACTTAATAAACCTTTAGAAACTACTTCACCTGTTTGTTGGTTCGTAACTCCATTAAGTTCACTTTCTAAAGCATAGAATTCATGCAACTTTAATGTGATTTTTTCCATATATTATTTTACTTTTTTAGCTTGTTTTTTAGCTTGTGGTTTTTTAGCTGCTGGTTGTTTAGCAACTGGTTTTTTAGCGGCTGCTTTAGCTACAATAGCTTCAACAATAGCTGGTTCTGGAGTAGCTTCAGGAGCTAAGTCATAAGTTTCATCGTGAAGTTTTGCTTCACTTTTTTGTTCTTGTTTTTTGTTAACTGAATAAGCTACAAATCCTGCAACTGCTAACAATAGAATAATAATTAATAAAGTCATAAATTGTGTTTTTAATGCTATATATAAATATATAATACTTTGTGAAAGCAACCAAGTTTATTTTATATTAGCAACTTCCATCTGCAACATAAACATAAACTGTTTGACCCGAATCTATTTGAGCGCTAGTTAATTCACAAGTACCAGATGATCCATTTAATGTGCAACATATAGTACCAGCTCCAGTATCATATATGTTTATATTTTGGCCTGATATATGACTGCCATAATAAACAGTTATAGTATTTGATGTGCCAGAAACATAAGCTGTGGTTGTAAATGTTCCACTTTCACCTGCGTCAACATTAAAGTTAGCTCCACTGTCATAATTAACAGCAACTCCATTAATATATACATCTGTAATAGGTACATCAAGTGAGTTATTGTAAATAGCTATATAAGCCACACCACCAGGTGTTGGTGTTGGTGATGGAGTAGGAGTTGGAGTAGGTGTAGGTGTTAAAGTTGGAGTTAATGTTGGTGTAGGTGTTGGAGCACCAGGAGTTAAAGTAGGTGTTGGTGTAGGTGTCATTGTTGGTTGAGGACACTCTATTGATGTATTATTAAAAAACGCTCCAATAACACCAGACCCTTTGTAGTTAGCAGATGAGTCTAGAATATTAATTCCAGACGGGGTAGCTGATCCTCCAGGAGCTGAAGCTACACTAGCTGATATTTGAGTTGAAGTGTTATTATATACTTCAACACCCATACATCCTTGAGAACCAATATTAGTGCCTAATACTCTAATTGTTCTAGTTCCAGCACTTAAAGTGATAGGATATATATGCCAATATCTAAAGTTATTTACATCTGATATGTTGGCTGTTTGGGCGAATTGGAATACATTATCAACATATAATGCTATGTAGTTATCACTACCTATTCCAACAAAATAAGTACCTGTACTAGGTACAGCTACACCAAAAGATAAACTACCAGTTCCAACATAAGTCTGAGAACCAGACCAAATGCCTGTTTGATTTAATCTACCAGCGGCTGTTGATTGGTTTGGATTAGCCCAATAAGTACCAGAATAAGAACCACCATCATTAGCTGTTTTCCAATCTATATAAGTACCACTACCATCACTATTAACTGTGGAGTATAATCTTACTCCATTCATTCCATAAACACCAAGTTGAGATGCAGCTGAGTTACCTGATGATACTCTTCCATTGCATGCTCCTCCTGCTGTCACTGTTAAACCACTATTACTAGTTACAGCCATAGTACCATCATAGTTCATGCGTGTACAGTAGTTTTTATCTGTATTAGCAGGAACACTAATGTTAGTAGGAATACCAGGATATGCTACGATAGTAGCAGTACCTGTTGAACCTCCAGCCACATATCTTGTACATTTATATAACGCTTCTTGAGCGTAGAAATCACTGTAATTGAATGGAGCTGACTGGTTAACACCAGCAGTATTAACATTACCTGATCGATACCAGTACACCATAGAATCAGTAGTAGGAGTTGTTCCACCAGCCAACTTGTGAGTTGTGCCAGTAGAAGCTCCTACTTCTAAAGATATAATGTCTGAACTAAGTACTCCCTGTGATGGTAGTGCCATAACTTATTTTAGTTTAATTATTCCCCGCTTGGAGCTGGAGTTTCAGTTGGTGTTGGGGTTGGTTCCGCTGTAGGAGTTGGAGTTGGTTGTACAGTCCAAGGTGATTGTAAAGTCACTACAGGAGGATTAATTTGGTTAGCGATGTTAGTTGCTAATCCATCCTTCAAGTTTTGTACTTGTTCAGCACCCATACCTTCTTCTACCCATCCTTGTACTACTTCTAATGTTAATTCCTCAAAAGGAATAAACGCTGATCCAGAGTGTACAGGAATAGATTGAGTACCAATTGAGGTAGCATTGTAAGTAACATCTTCTACTGTTTCAGTAGCATGTAATTGCCAGTGAGCTACAAATACCACATCAAGTTCACCTGATGAGGTAGGGTAAGCTTCTAACGGGTTAATTGTCCAATTGTAAGAAACGGTCATTGTATTTTATTTTATTTGTTTTGTAATAAATATTTTAATTCGTCAATTTGACGTTGTTGTTCTTTAATTGCTTCGATAAGAACACCAACCATGTTTCCATAAGCAACACTATAGTTTCCATTAGTGTCTTTTTGTACTACTTGTGGTAATATAGGTAGAACCTCTTGGGCAATCACACCTACTTTTTCAGATTTATCATCTGTGTCTTTACGTGTGTAAGTTACACCACGTAATGATTTTACTATATCAAGTGGTGTGTCTATTGTTTTAACATTATCTTTAACGCGGGCATCTGAGTAGGCTATAACGTCGCCTGTTGCGCGGATGGTGCCTGTAACGTCTAGAGCGTAGGCTGGTGTGTCAGTTCCGATACCAACATTACCATCTTTAGCAACAGTCATTCTGGCGCTTCCATTAGTAGATATTTGTACACCACCATTTGGTAAGCCTGATGAAGGTGTTCCACCTCCTGAAAATCCTATTGTGAACCAGTTGTTAGTTGCACCTGCATATCCTATAAGACTACCATGTCCAAACTCAGCATAGCGAGCATCTCCTCCTGTTGAATATGAAACCCTAATCATAGTGTTTGTATCAACAACATGAAGTTTATTTGTTGGAGATGTAGTGCCTATACCAATATTTCCATTGCCTAAAATTGTCATTTTAGCGTCTGAAGTGGTATTACCCTTCATTCTAAATTCCATTTTAGCAGAATCGCTATTATAGTCATTAGCAATAGAAAATATTGTATTACCAGCATCACGGTGCTGAACCCATCCTCTAATCCCTAATTTTATAGTACCATCATTGTTATTATTTTCTGATGCTACGTGAAGTGGGGCTGCTGGGGATGTTGTACCTATACCAACTCTACCATTAGTAGCTAAATATAATTGATTGTCATTACCATAAGATTGTAATACTAAAGGCATGTTAGCTCCGCCACCATAGTAGTTTGTACTAATACGACCAGAAGTTGAACTAACTCCTATATCTAAAACATAAACATTAGACGACGCGTCTGTAAGTCTTATATCACCTCTACTAAAATAGTTTCTATCAGATGTTGTACCAACATATATAGGACCATCAAAGTAACCAGTTCCTTTTACATCTAGTTTATATCCTGGTGATGTAGTACCTATACCGACATTACCAGTAGCTACATCATGGTAGAAAGTAGAGTTATTATCAAATCTCCATTTTTCAGCATTGTAGTTTTGCATTACTTCTGTAGCTGAAAGTTGGCGATTATACATTCTAGCAATAGGAATATAACCATTCCAAGATTCAGAACCAGCATCACCTCCTAACCACATATCAAAAGTACCTGTTCTGATAACACTACCATAAGTTGTAGAACTAATTTGTCTACCATTCATATAGAATTGGTATGTGTTATTTGAAGCCATAGCAACAACAAAATGATACCATTTATTTGTTGATAAAGTAATACTTGTAACAGCTCCGTCTGGATAGAATAGAGGATTAGAGTTATAGGCACCAAATAATGGTCGTTCAGTTCCTGAATCCCAGAAAGTGTCATATCCACTAAGTCCATCAGCTAATACCCAAGCTTCCCAAGTGTGTGGTAAAGATGATAAGGTATAATCTTTAACAGCCATATAGTTACCAGCACCATTACCATATAAACCATAGTTACCATCTTTAGCAGCTACAGTAGCAGTACCAGAGAAAGCAACTAAGTATTTATTATTTGATAAATCTTTTACAGATGTACCACTTGGTGTACCATCAACTACAGGATCCCAACAGTTTTTATTATTAAAGTCAACATAGAATGATAATCCATTTTTAACAATATCGTGACGTTGAACAAATCCTAATTTAGATCTATTAAGAATATAACCATCAACTTGAAGTTTTTCTGTTGGTGCTGTTGTGTTTATACCGACATTACCTCCTGTTATTCTTATAATTTCACCTGTACCATCAACTAAAGAAACATATCCTGAAGATCTTGCTACTAATCTATTTGCTGTATTTTCATATCCAACATATCCAGCATTTCCCGCTGATGGGTTTCCAAAGAAAATATAAGAGTCATTTGCTGAAGGAGATAATAGATTAAGAGCTACTCTGGAACTATTTTCAATTGTTAAACCATCATCATAAGGAGTAGCTCCTGAGTTTCCTATTCGTATGTAAGTTTTTGTGCTTGGTGATGTAGTGCCTATACCAACACTTCCTGCGTTCACATCAAGGATAATGTCTTTACCAGATAACATATTTCTTATAATAAGATCTCCTTGAACACCTCCTGATACTATTTCGCTTCCACCTTCATATCCTATATATCCACTTTCAATATTATTACCATCAAATCTAACTGCTGCCATTCTATTAGCAGCATTAGATGATAATCTAACAAGACTTCTATTGTTAACATCATACCCAATATCTAATTTTATCTGTGGATTTGTAGTGCCTACACCAACATTACCGCCATAAGCTACAACTAAAGACCCAGTAGTACTAACTCCCATTCCTAAATAAGAACCAGCAGCAGCACCACTTTTAACATTAAATGCTATAAAACCATCAGCATAAGCGCCAGCATAATCTTCAAATTGTAATAATGTTGTTCTAAAAGTAGAATTACTATTTCTAAGTCTTACTATTGAATTACCATCACCAGCATCTTTCCAAACGTGGAGTGGACTATTAGGAGAAGCAGTACCAATACCTACATTACCACCAGTTGCTACAGCTATAGCGGCAGTTGTATTGTAAGGTCTTACTTCAAATATATTTGTATTGTTGTAAGTATTAGAACGAGCAATTACAAAACTTGCTGATGGGTGAGCGGTATAAGTACCTGATATTCTTTTATCATCAAATTTAAAACCATAAGTTCCATATTGACCAGGTCCACCACTTCCATCTCCATCTTGATGTTCAATTAAAACACCTTGGTAGTCACCTTGTGTTACTAATACTCTTAATGGGAAATATCCTCCTCGTCTATTAGTAATATAGACTGAATCACCACCTGATGATCCTAGCCCTTGAACATGAAGTAGAGCTGTTGGAGAGGTAGTGGCTATACCAACATTACCATTACTATTAATGACCACAGCACTATCAGGAGCATTTCTATTTACTATAAATTTTAATCCTGTTGAACCAATATCAGAAGCTAATCCTATATTAGTACCATCATTATAAAAATAACCATAATTGCCACCTGTTTGTAAAGTAAGACTTACGTTTCCTGAAGATTTACATAAGTGAAGTAGGTTAGTTGGAGATGCTGTACCTATACCAATATAACCACTACTACTAACAAATAAAGCTGTATTTCCACCACTATTATATTGGAATTCAACATTAGCAGATGATATATCTCTATTGAAAAATATAGTACCACCATTCTTAGCATTAAATACAGGAGAACCTGTATTTGTTCTTATACCAGCTATTGTTTGGCTTCCTGGGTTGTATCCACCATGAGAAATATAAAAGCTAGTGTCTGTAGTTCCTCCATCAAAATATGAAGCACTGTTTGGGGCAGAGACATGAAATTTTTGGGTTGGATTTGAAGTTCCAATACCAACATATCCAGTAGTAGCTAAAAATAATTGGTTTGTATTACCATAACTTTTTATTTCTAAAGGAATATTGGTTGAAGAATAGTTTGTTGCTATTGTAGCACGAGTATCAGTAACACTAATGTCTAAAAACCCATTTGTACCAGTACCATTATGATTTAATCTTAATAAGTTATATGAAGATCCATCTCCGGAAATATGAAGTCTAGCTGTTGGGGATGTTGTGCCTATACCAACACTACCACCTGTAAGAATTATTAATCTTGAAGCTCCAGCAGTATCATCATAAATCTCATAAGCACCTCCAGCACTAGAAATATTAACACCAGCATAATATCTTTTAGCAGTTCCACTTACATTAGTCATAAAGTAGTTAGCTGCTGTACTATTTCCTGTTGTTTGTACTCTAATAATATTATCTCCAGAAGCATATGTATGTAAAAGAGATGATGGTGAAGTGGTGCCTATGCCAATGCTTCCACCATAAGGATTTAAAAGAAAACCAACAGCCGCTGCTGTAGAAGAATCTAATGCTTGTAATCCTGCTTGAGTACTATCAAAAGCACCCATTACTATATTCACATTACTTCCAGCTCTAGACCTAATTCTAAATGCCATTGCTGAGCTAGTAGTTTCATTTAGATTAGCAGCGCTGTATGTATTATTATTATATATATAAAATTGAGCTGCGTTTGAAGATGTATTGATACCAACTTTACCATTAGTATCAATATTCATAGCTAAAGTACCACCTAAACCAGTATATCCTGTTGATCCAGAAGTACCATTAACATAAAATTGTAATGGCTGAGCTGAAGTAGATATTCTTCCATTTCCATCTCCTATAGAGAATGTCATTACTTGGTCTGGAGTTCCGCCTGTATTTTTTTCTACTAAACGTAAAGTAGTAACATCATCTTGTTGGATAACTACAGTATCATATAATGCTGTATTAATATCAAGATTACTAGTTCTAACATATAATGCTTTATTAGCATTATTATATGATGTAACTATATCAAGTTTTGCTTGTGGTGATGTAGTGCCTATACCAACATTACCTCCATCTGCTACAAGAGTAGTATAACTATCACTATTACCAAAAGCAGCAGGACCTGCATTTAAATTACCAAAGTAAGCATAAGTATCACTTCCTTGGATAAAAGCTTCTTGTCCTGTGGAATCTCTTGTTATAATATATCCACCAAAAACATGAAGTTTTTGTGATGGGTTTGTAGTGCCTATACCAACATTACCTCCATTAAAATATGTTATACCATTAGCTTGAATATCTACTTTAGTAGTAGTATCACTTCTCATTAACAAACGAGCATCATTAGAAGCATTTGTTGAGAATATAAATGTATTTTTACCAGCAGTGTTTGGTGAAAAAGCTACTTCACCATTAACATCTAATGTATATCCAGGAGATGTAGTACCAATACCAACACGAGCATTATAAGAACCACCAGCTGATACTTGATACATTTTAAATACAATCTTAGCCTCATCATCATCCCATCTAGCACCAAATGTCATTGTACCACCATAAGACTCACCATCTGTTCTTATATATAGTCCTTCAGTATTATTAGAATCGTAAAAGTTTATTTTATTTATACCATTAGCAGCGGCAGCAAATGTTAATTCTGGGTTTCCAGAATAATTTCCAAGTTGTAATAATGAGCCTGGAGATGTTGTACCTATACCAATATTACCGTCTGCTAATATAACTAATTTTGGTGAACTAAATGTAGTACCACCTACAGTTGTAGATGGAGTAATTTCAAAACCAGCACTAACATTTTGTTGAGCACCTATCATCCAATTGTAGTGAGTAGTAGCAATAGGTGCTACAATTCTTATACCACTATTTTCATCTGCTCCACTACCAGAGGCTGTTGTACTCACTAATAAGTTACCACCATTAATATGAAGTTTTTGTGATGGGTTTGTTATACCAATACCTACACTACCAGCATTTTTAGCAAATATAGCATTTTTAGCTATATTTACATCTCCTCCTGTAGCCCAGTTAAGAAACATTGGAGACACAGCGCCAGCTGAAGTGTAAGTATTTATTTCATTTGAGCTATTAAATTCTGTATAATAACTTGTTCCACCATGCCAAAATCTAGCAGTACCATTATATACTTCTAGCTTAGCATTTACTGTTGTAGTGTTTATACCAACATTACCATTAGAATCAATTATGTATCTGTAAGAGGTAGCTGTTCTATCATAAAAATAAAATTTACCATCATTACCACCAATAAAATCATATTCTCTTCCTATACCTCCAGTTGATGTAATTCTAAATCTACCCTCAGACGCTTTAGATCTTATTGTGCCCGCTACATCTAATAATTCAGCTGGTGATGTTGATCCAATACCAACATTTCCTCCCATCACCCAATGATCACCACTACCACTCACCCTCAAACTACCAGTAAACTGTTGTACATCAGTAGTTAACTTACCAAATATGTTTGAACCACTAGAATAAACTATACTAGAAGTTACTTGTTGAACATTAAGCGTTTGAGCTATAATTGTACCCTGTACAGTTTGAGTACCTGTAAATGTATTTGAACCTGTTGTAGCGTATGATCCTGTTTTAGCGTTAAGCGAGGTAACTGAACCTTCAGCTGAAGTTACTCTAATGGATAAACTACTACTTGCATTAATAAAAT